ATCTCTTAATATCGAAAAAAAGATTGTTCTTAAACACATGGCTAAATTTGATGCGATAGATTCAGACTTTGCAGAAAAGCTAGTTGTTTGGGCTGATATTATCAGAAAAACTTTCTATGATGATGGTGTTGATGAAGTAATTTCAACTAGAAGACTTTGTCACATCGTACAAACATTCTCAATCTTCAACAAAAGAGACAAAGCAATTGACCTTTGTATCTCAAGATTTGATAACGATACTAAGGAAGCTTTCCTTGACCTTTACAGCAAAGTAGATGCTGATGAGATACAAGCGCAACCTGAGGATACTAATGTTTCAGAAGAAGACTAAACCAGATTACAAATTTAACGAAGGAGCTCTTATTGAAGAGCTCCAGACTTACATAGACAAAACCTATGGTGGTCACTATTCAAAAAATCAGTTTCAATCAACTGAATTTATTATTGATTGTGGACATGGCATGGGATTTGCTCTTGGAAACGTACTTAAGTACGCTCAAAGGTATGGTAAGAAACAAGGTTATAACAGAGCTGACCTTATGAAGATTTTGCACTATACTATAATTGCTCTGAATTGTCATGATAGAAATGAAAATAATCGTTTACAAAATGACTAAAGTATGGTATAATATATTATTATGGAGAAAATATGAATTTATCAAATGACACCTTGAATGTGTTAAAAAACTTCGCAACAATAAATCCAAATCTTGTCTTCAAACCAGGACAAAAGCTTAAGACTATATCAGAGTCTAAAACTATTCTGGCATCAGCTGAAATAGTCGAAGACTTTCCTGTAGAATTTGGAGTATATGACTTAAACGAATTCTTATCAGTTCTAAGCTTAATTGATAATCCAACATTGGAGTTTGAAAATAAAGCAGTATTGGTACATGGTGGTGGACAAAAGATAAGATATTTCTTTTCTGAAAGCGATATCCTTACAACACCTCAAAAAGATATTCAGATGCCAGAACCAGAGCTTGGAGTTAATATCGAAGAAGATAAACTAAATCAGATTCGTAAAGCTGCAGCAGTTCTTGGTCATACTGAACTAGCAATAACAGGTAATAATGGAGTTATTACAGCCTCTGTACTCGATACAAGAGACTCAACTTCTAACTTATTTGAAATAGAGCTAGATAAAGACAATTCATGTAAAAATGAATTTAATTTCGTGGTAAGTATTCCAAACCTGAAATTATTACCAGGTGATTACTTTGTTAGCATAAGCTCAAAGCTAATCTCTAACTGGACTAATAGTAATTATCCGGTTGATTATTTTATCGCTCTTGAGAAAAACTCAAGCTACGATGTATAAATATATTGTAGGAAAGGAAGATGCCGCATGGGGCGGGTCTTTTTATTTTCGTAACTATGCATAGGAGAAAATTATGTCAGAAGAAGTGAATAACGTTGAAACTGAAGCTGAAGAAAGCGTCCAGTTAAGTCTACAGGACATCGCTACAATGGTACAAATAATTGATATTTGTTCTAAAAGAGGTGGATTTGAAGGCCCTGAGCTTGAAGCAGTTGGCGGTTTAAGAAACAGAACAGTTAAGTTTCTAAACGCAGCTTCTAAAAACGGCGAAACACCAGAAGGTCAAGTGCCTGAGGTCGAAGCTGTTGAAGAAGATTCAGCAGAAGGTTAATACAAGAGGGGTGAAAGTCCCCTCAAATTTTATTAAGGATATATTATGAACAACAATGAAAAAGCCAAATTGCTCGAGGCTTTACAAAAAGGGCAAGTCACAGTAACATTTAGAAAAATAGATACAGGCGATATAAGAGTCATGCCTTGTACTCTAAATCCAGAAATGCTTAAAGCAAATGGTGTCAAAACAGAAATCAACTACTCATCTAATTCAATGGAGGCATTTCCAGTTTGGTCATTAGATAAAAACGCATGGAGGTCTTTTAGGTTAGATACAGTTGAAGGTTGGGAGGTACTCTAATGCAAGAATTCTTATGGGTTGAAAAATACCGACCAAAGAAAGTTGAGGAATGTATATTATCAAATGACCTCAAAAAAGTTTTTAAAACAGTTTTAGCCAAAGGTGAACTTCAAAATATGATGTTCACAGGTACTGCTGGTACTGGTAAGACCACAGTAGCAAGAGCTTTGTGTAATGAACTTGACTTAGATTATATTATTATTAATGGTAGTGAAGAGTCAGGTATTGATACATTAAGAAATAAAATCAAACAATTCGCTTCGTCAGTTTCCTTATCAGGCGGCTACAAAGTCGTCATCCTTGATGAAGCGGATTACCTTAATCCACAGTCAACGCAACCAGCTTTGCGTGGCTTTATCGAAGAGTTTTCAGCTAATTGTAGATTTATTCTCACATGTAATTTTAAGAATCGTATAATAGAACCATTACATTCAAGATGTAGTGTAATCGAATTTGCGATTCCAAGAAAAGAAAGAGATGCTATGGCTGGGCAATTTATGCAAATGGTTCAACAAATATTGGCTGTAGAAAGTATAAACTCTGACCCAGAAGTTCTGGCTGAGCTTATCATTAAATTCTTTCCAGACTTTCGTAGAACATTAAATGAATTACAAAGATACTCTAACTTTGGTAAAATTGATAGTGGTATATTAGTTAACTCAACTGATGTAAGTCTCGATAGTCTTATGAACCATCTTAAAGTAAAAGACTTTCGTAAAATGAGACAATGGGTTGCAGATAATATTGACGTAGAACCAGCATCAATGTTTCGTAAGTTATACGATAGTATGAATGACTATGTGGAGCCAGGTTCAGTGCCTCAATTGGTACTTATCTTGGCTGATTATCAATATAAAAACAGTTTTGTCGCAGACCATGAACTTAATATGGTTGCATGCTTAACTGAAGTAATGGCAGGAGTAAAATTTAAATGAAGGAATTTAGACCAGTACCATTTGGTGGTAAGATAATTGAAGAAGAAGTAATAACACCAGATACTAAAAAGGTAGAATTACTAGAGCAAAATGTAAAAGAACTTCAAGGACAGCTTAATCAAGCTCATATAAGAATTGGAGAACTATCTACACAAGTAGCAAATCTACAGAATAAACTAAAGAATAGCATAATAGAAAAAATCGATGAATCCGTTTGAATACTTAAAAGCAATCAATGAAACAAAGAAAGACATCATGGTTGATGACATTGCTGAAAAGGAATATAATCCTTTCATAATTAATCGTGGATTATCTTTCTTTAAGGATACTATTTTGTTTGCAAACGAAATGAACCGATATCATCACCTAGACCATCGCGTTCAGTTCGATTTTTTTATAAATATAATAAGAAAGAAAAAGAGATGGTCCAAATGGATTAAGGCCAGTGATATAGACAATCTCAAACTCATCAAAGAATATTATGGGTATAGTAATGAAAAGGCTAAATCTGCATTATCATTAATGAGTAATGAACAAATTGAACAACTGAAACAAAGGATTTATAAAGGTGGAAAACGATAACATACAAATTACTGATTGGACTCCGAGCAGCATGCTTGAGGTTTCTCTCAATGAACCAGACGATTTCTTAAAAATAAGAGAAACGTTAACTAGAATTGGTGTAGCGTCTAGAAAAGACCAAAAACTGTTCCAATCATGTCATATCTTGCATAAGCAAGGTAGATATTTTATAGTTCATTTTAAAGAACTATTTTTACTAGATGGAAAGCCATCTAGTTTGTTAGAAAACGATGTACAACGTCGTAATACAATTGCAACATTACTCGCTGATTGGGGACTCGTAAGTATAGTCAATCCAGAATCAGCTAGAGATTTAGCACCATTGAGACAAATTAAGGTGATTCCGTTTAAGGAAAAATCTCAATGGGAACTATGCCCTAAATATAATATAGGGAATAGCAATAATGGAGAAAAAAATTAAAAAAGTCTGGAAAGATTTTCATAAAATAATGAAATCAGGCAGATTAAACAAAGTAGTTAAATTAGCTACTAAATAAAGAATTATTTAAACTGGTAGATAAACTAGTATAAATATAAATGGAATGCGGTATTGGACCGGTTCCGTATAACCTTGCTATAAATAGGAGGAATTAAAATGGTAAGAAATACTTTGAACGTACCACGTTCACTATTCGTTGGATTTGATACTTTATTTGAAGACTTAGAAAGGATTCATCAAAGTGCCAGGTCTGGAAATGATAACTATCCACCACATAACGTTGTAAAAATCGATGATGAAAAGTTTCTCATCGAGTTAGCAGTTGCTGGATTTAAGGAAGAGGATATTGATATCCAACTTAAAGATGGCATTCTTAAAATCAAAGGTGAGGTGGAGCCAACTGAGCGTGAATATGCTTATAAAGGTATATCGTCCCGCAAATTTGAGAAGTCCTTCCGACTCTCTGAATTTGTCGTAATAGACGGTGCTGATTTGAAGGATGGAATACTCGTAGTGTATGCTAGAGTAGAACTTCCAGAAGAGAAGCGTCCTAGGAAGATTCAATTAGGGTCTGCTGGGGCATCAAAGAAGAAAGAATACCTGAAAGGGTAAACTGGCGAGCAGCGACAACCCAGTAGATAAGTAATAAACTTTTTTACTGGAGAACAACATGAAACATTTAATCCAATTATTGGACAAAAATGATGACGTTGCCGAGGCCTTAAAAACTGCTACATTTAGCATTCTTGTGACTACACTAATCTTAGGATTAGCACCAGCCATAATGATTGCTCAAGTAGCAAGTTTTTAGGACTCATTGACACAATCATGCGGGGGAAAGAAATTTCCCCCAACCTTTTGAAAAAAATCGTTTACATTTACGATGAAATATGATATAATATACTTATGATGAAATTCTATACTAACGTGTCTCGATATGGTAATATGATTCTCTTACGAGGATATGACCACGGAAGACGTATCGAAAAGAAAGTCAAATACGAACCAATCCTTTTTACAACAACCAATACTCCAACTGAATGGAAAGCTCTTGATGGCACTCCAGTTGGTATTGCAAATGCTGGTAAGAGGTTCGAGTCCATGAGGTCAGCCAACGAATACGTGACAGCAAACAAACACGTATCTGGCAAAAAGATTTATGGAAA